GTCATAGCAATACGCATGACCTGTGAGGATGGTTCCATGCCAAACTCAGGCGACATCTCCGTGGCAAGATTATACCGGAAAGCGCGCAGATACCCTGGCGGGAAGTGCAGTTGGGTAGCCAGCGTTGCAGGCTGCGTCAGTTCTTCGACAGAGATGAAGTGCCATTCCAGATCGCGCGTCGGGCGCGGGTAGATGTACATCTCAATGTCGGGGAACGTCATGTTGACGAAGATGACTTGCGGAAAGGTCGAGGTGACCGTCTTGACCGCAATGCCATTGTACTGCTGCTGGTTGATGAACTTGATGCCGTAGCTGACGCCCGTACCTGGGTCGCGGAAGTAGGTACTATCGTCGAGCAACACAGGGCGGTTACCGACAAAATTACCTGTCGGCCCCAGCGTGCGAGACAGTATTCCCGATGGCCATGTGAACACCTGATCCTGCGTGGCGAACACCGCCAAACGCTCGGTGTTCCAGCTATCAATCATCTGGTTCATCGCGTTCAGTGCGTCCTGCGATGTTTCCGCGGACGGCACTTCGCCTTCTGCCAGAACACCCAGAAGTCGCAGCGACCCGTTGATGATGTCTCCGGCAGTCGTCATTGGTTAGCCTTCCTGCTTCGCGCGGGGGCGTCCACGCCGCTTAGGTGCCGCCATCTCGTTGACAGGCTCGTCGTCGCCGTCATCGTCCGCCAATATGGTTGACGTATCGACATCATACCTCTGCCAGCCGCTCATTGCATCATAATTCGCTTCTTCGTTTGAGATAGCGACTTTTGCACCGTGCGACGGGTGAACCATGTAAATTACAGACATAAAATTCCTGTAAAATGGACGGCCCGAAAGCCGTCCACCCTATTAGACGCAATGAAGGATCGCAAAGTTGATCACTACTGCTTCCGACAGCGTACCGCCAGAAATGTTGCGCAGGCTGATGCTGACAGAGCCAGCAGCCAGCGAATTAGCAAACACGTTGTACGAACCAGCGGTTGCCTGGCCGCCCGAGATAGTAAGAACAACAGTGTCATTTGCAGAAATGAAGCTGTTGGTCAGCGTGAACGTAGCGTTAGTGGCAGTAGTCAAAGACGCGTTGTCCATGGTAATGCGACCGGCTGGCTTGTTCAGCGTGACCGCAGTTCCTTTGCCCGACGAAGTTCCCTGTGTGACGGTTCCCTGTGCGGCAGCAGTGTAACCAATCTGTTCATCGGACAGAAGATACTGCGCGCCGATGATGTCCTGGTCAAGAAATGCCACACCGATAGATTTTGTATTAGCCATTGTAATACTCCTAAAAAGGTTGCCCCGACCGAAGCCGGGGCAAACCGATTAGCCAGCGATGCGATACAGATTGTACGTTGCGTCGCCGGTCTTAACGGCGCGGAACAGGACGCTCTTAGATGCGACACCCGTACCGACGCCAACCAGCGTCCAGCCCGTACCAACCGTAATGGTCGGAACGCCCGTGCTGGTTGCAATCAGCGAGATGTCAAACGACGAGCCAACGCGGGCGCTGCTGAAATCAGCGTCCGTAAGCGCAGCCGTTGGCAGCACAAGGTTGGCAGTGCTTGACGACGTGTAAACAACGAGGCCACCGGCCAGATCAAGCGTCGTCAGGGTCACACCAGCAGTGTACGCGGTCGGGATAGCCGAAGGCGCAAACAGGATTTCATTAGCGTTGCCATCGCCGACCTGATAACCGCCAGCGCCATTGGGAATTGCCATAGTATATTCCTTTCAAAAAAAGTGGCCCCCAGCGAACCGGGGGCCGATTAGGTTAACCCCAGACGCGGCAAGCCATCTGCGGACGGATCGTGCTGAAGCCGTACAGAACGTCAATACGGCAAGGCATACGGTCATTGTTGATGTCATACTGACGAACAATGCGCAGGCTAATGCCGTTGTGAACCTGACGCGAGGCCATATCGACGCCCTGCGGAAGCAGGAGATCGGCGGTGGCGAAGGTGATCGCGTCCTTGTGGTACACAAGGTTCTGGGCGTACTGCGACGAAGCCGCGCCGACGAACACGACTGCCTTAGCGTTAGCAGGCAGAGTGTTGACAGTGGCGAGTGCATGCGCAGCCGAGTAGATCGCGGCCACGGTCACGGTAGCAGTCGTGGTCGATGTCGAAGACGACAGCGCAACGAACTGGAACAGCGAACCAGTGCTTTCACGGGTCTGCGGGTTGACGGCAAAGCAGTCAGCAATCGTGAACACATCGCCAGGAAGGATGGTTTCACCCGAACCGACAGTAAGCGTCAGCGTGGTAGCGCCTTCCGACGTTACGGCAGCGCCGGTAACCGTGCCGGTAGCGGCGCGGGTGCCAGTCGTGAACTGCTTGATCGACTGCGACATATTGATTTCGTCGAAGCCAAGCACGCCCGTGCCCATCATGCCATTCTTGAACTGCTTGCTGATGGTGTCGGTCGGATTGAACAGACCCTTCATGCCTTCAACCAAGCCAGCGTTTGCTGCCGGGTTGACCGTTGCATAGCGCGGCGACATGACAGCAGCGTTCTCGTTCAGCTTCTGCTGGGCCTGGAGCAACACCAGCGACGTGGCTGGGGTCGTGCCGGGGGTACCAACCGAGTTACCGATGGTCTTGAACGCATTAGCAACGTCAGCGTCGATGCTCGAAGCAAGCTGCGAGATACGCGGCTTGAGAACGCGCTCGGCGAAATCGTCAAGCTGCATCGTCAGTTCAGCGGTCGTGAAGTTTACGCCGATGTGCTTCTGGTTGGCGACTGCCAGCGTGGTGAACTGCTCGTTATCGTCCTGCACCTGAAGGGCAGCGCCATCCGTGACAAGAGCGCGATCCGGCAGACGGATACGCAGGGTGGAGCCAATCTTCGCGCCTTCAACGGCGAACGAATCGTCGTACTGGCGGTTGACGTTGCGGGTAAGCACGAGGTTGTTCTCCAGGATTTCCAGAGCCTTCCGCGTGATCATGTCGATAGTAAGGATTGAGTTAGACATAGATGTATTCCTAAGTTAGCGGTTGCGTTGTGCCTCGTACTTCTTGATCTGCCGCCGCCGTTCCGCTTCGATCCACTCCGACGTACTCATCGACTTCGTTGAACGAGGGTCGGTGGTGTCGTACATGGGCGCATTAGCGGCGCGGGCAGTGACAGGTGCAATCGGTGCCGGGGCGGTTGAAGTCTTTCTAACCGGCGGGCTTGAGGCCATACCGGCTTCAAGTTTTCCGATCTCTTTTGCCTGCAAGATGGGAGACAGTCGGGCAATGCGATCCGCTTCCTTGGGGTTCGAGCCGAGATAGTAGAGTACGTCTGGGCCGTTGTCCGAGGCTTGGATGCTTTGCGCCATTGCTTCCGTGATGGACAGCTTGGGGTTGTAGGCGACTTGTTCAAAGTCGTCATACCGATCCCGCGCCACTTCCTCACGGTCGTGGTAATGTTCGAGCAAGTCCTGATGCTGCCTGGCGGTTTCCCGTCTGGCCAGCAACTCCTCCGCCTTATACTCCGCCAAAGCGTCAGCATAATCTTCGTAGGTGTTGAACTGGTCTGGGCTAAGATCAGACTGCGGTGTTGCCACCGGTCGCTGCGCTTGAACCGTTTCCAATCTTTGGGCTTGCTCGCGTTCCCACTTGCGCTGTTCTCTTGCAAGTCGCTTACCGACAATCGCATCAAGTTCCTCTTGCGAGAAAGTCTTGGAAGCTTCCTGCTCGGCAGGCGTTTCCGGCGTCGTGTTTTCTACAGGCTGGAGTGCTGCCGTGGCTTCCAGTTCTGGCGCGGAGGCATCCGCTACGTCAGGAATATTATCTTCCATGTGTAACCCCTAAGAGTTCCTGGTGAGCCTCACCAGTACGGTTAACGGCCACACTACACCCTTTGGTATAGCTTGGCAATAAAGGTTAAACCTGAAACCAAACGCCGCCGCTGTTGCTAATATATTGCGCAACTTGATTGCTGGTTAGCACGATGGCGGCTCCGGTCTTGTTTAGTATGCCGCCACCAACGTTGTTGTTGATAGTCAGGTTGAAATTACTATTGTTCACCACAAACAAAACATAGCCGTATTCAAACGTTGTGCCAGCTACAAGGGGCCCAAACGTGTTAATAGTTGTATTTGCTGCAATAGTAATCTGGTTAGAAGATTTGCTTTGGTTGGCTGAGTTCCGTACAATTAGTAACGCCGCCGCCGTGCCGCTTAATGTTTGTGCGTTATATCCTGGCGTTTCGCCACCAACTACATTGGCAATGCGATAACCAACAAAAAATGCTCCGGGCGAATTGCTGATAGCAATGCCGCCGATCTTGGTGCCGACACCATAATTCTCGACAAGCTGAATATCCTGAAACGACGCCGACGCACAGCGCGCGCCAACAAACACCGCGCCGTCCATAGTTGCCTGCGATGTGCCAGCAGCGTAGCTGGCATACACGCGATCAAACGCCACAGAGCCGACGCGCGATGTTGCTTCAGCTATAATGTTGATAACCTTAACCGCAGGATTGATTGAGATCAAGCTGCCGATGGAAACCGCATCAATGCTGCCGCTCGCCGCCAGCGAGTAAATCAGAACGCAGGCATTAGTTGAACTTTTTGAAATGATGCTGCCAACGGCAATTTGCCGCGCGGTTGGGCCGGGGTCAATGGTCTGCACAAACAACGTGTTGGCGTGTGCCTCGCCGTAAATTGTACCAATCTGCACATCAGCATTAGGGTTGCTGTCGGCTTGGATGCGTGTGCCGTAGCTGTCGGCGTTCTTAGTGCGAATCTGGCTAATCTGAATGTTGGACGCCTGACCGTAAACGTTGTCGGACTTGATATATACGCCGGTTTCAAAATTGTTGTCGGTGTTGATGCTAGTAAGCTGCACGTTGCGGCATTTGATGACGCAACCAAAATAGCCGTTTATACCGGAAATGTTGCCGCCGCTAACCCGCTGGTAGCCTTCAAACAGCAAG